CTTCTATTTCTGTATTATTATTCTTTGGTGTGTGTGATATTGCTCCAAATACCGCACCAGTTACGGCATCTGCTAAATCCTTAGATTTTTTACGGGGGTGATCAACACGATTGCCCTTCATAATTTTAAGTTCTGACATTTCTTCTAATAGGATAGGTATTCTTGGAATAGAAACACGCTCTTCATAAATCATCATAGCAAGATCTTCGTAGTGCTTCTTAGCAACAGAGACCGTCTCAGTTCTAATTCCAACGGCTTGTAATTCATTTTGAATATCAAATGACTGCCAACGGTCAAAGGAAACCATTCCAATATTAAAACCCTGTCTACGTAAATTCATAATCCATTGTTTAACTTCAGATAGATTAACTGGGCCTTCCGCTCTTGGCTCCCACCAGGCTACTGCATCTACTACTACTATTGGTGCTACTTGTTCGTAGTCTTTAATTACCTGAATATTTACCCATTTATCTACGTGAGCAATTGCTACAGCACACTTGTCATGTTTTTGTGCAAGGTCAGCATGTACGTAGTATGTTTTTTCTGGATCTGGTACAAATGTTTCATCAAACCTTCTAAATGAATCTATTGGGTTTCTGGTATTCATACACTTTTCAACCTTATCAATCTGTTTAAAGAAAGCATCAGATGAGTATGTTGGCATACAGGCAAAACGCATCATTGCATCACCAAGATCAGTGTAGAATGCTAGTTTAAAGTCTTCTATCTTACGGGTAGGATTTACTTCCCATGTAGGTCTTTTAAATGCGTATACTCTTGGAATTTTGTATTGAAGAATAGTATCCTCATCCCACGAAATTTGAAATTGATTACCAGGATCTTCATGGGGTAAGTCTTCATTCATAATAAAGGTGTGTGTTCTTTCAATAGTTTCTTTTTCTGCAATTACTGATTCATACCGTTGAGAAATAAAGTCACCTTGATAACGTGGGAATGAAAGCAAAACAACTTTTCCAAGGTCTGGAAAACGAGAGTCTACGGAGCCACGAAATGCCTTATAAATATTATCAGCAGTCTTGCCCTGCTCATTACCAGAGATTACCTCACTAACAAAACCAGAAATTTCATCAAGGACTGCCATAAGCAAGTTTAAACCCTCATGAGATTCTCTTTCTGAGTGTCCAGAGTAAACTGTAATTGCTTTATCAAATTCAACAGAGTCAGCCTTAGCATTATACTTTCCAGCAAACCAAGGGGACTTTTCAATCTTTGTTTTAAAACCTTTAAAGAAAACGTTCTTTGCTTGTTGTGCGTTAACCGCAACGTTAATAATATCAATAGCATCTCCTGCAGGCTTACCATAATAAAGTGCAGGATCTTTAAGGCATAATAGTTTATATACTACATATGCACAGGCTACTGTTGAGATAAAGTCTTTTCCAGATCCCTTGCCAAGTTGCAGAATTAATTCATTTTTGGTGTATTTATTAAAGTGCTTAGTTCCTTCAACATCCCCCATAATATCTATTACGTCTTCTTTGCGATAGATTTGACTCATGGCTTCTACTATTTCATACTGTATATCTGATAAAAGTGGTTGTCCAAGATACTCTGGAGACTGTACAAATGTTTTTACATCTACAGGTTTCTCATTAAAATGATTCTCTTTTAATACTTCAATAAAATCATTGAACATCGTGGACAACAGTAATCACTTCTCCTTCTTTTGCAATAGTGGAAAGTCTTTTCATAATAATGTCACGAACTTCTGGATGTTCTGAAGCAATATCTCTTAAAATTCCAACAAGAACTTCCTGTCGTCTTTCAATTTCAATCATCTCTTCTGCTAGTTCTTTATTTTCAAGAAGACCAGCCTTTTGTAGCATATCAATTCTTCTTGATTCAATATCTAAAACTAATTTAATTCCAGCAGTTTTAGCACTAAGGTTTGTTGATAGGCTTGCTTCATCAATAACTTCATATGCTTTTGTAATTAATTTTGTATAGTGTGTGTCTGCTCCAACTAAAGCCTCTTTTGCACGAGCACGAATAGCATCATTTGCAGATGCCATGACTTTCCATTCATTAATTAAAGACACAACACGAGTACGTGGAATGTCTAACTCTTTAGAAATAACTGTTGGATCGTTACCCTTAAGGTATTCTGTAACTACTTGATTTACTTCATCAAGATGTTGAATAAGTTCTGTCTCAGTTGACATACTTTCCCTCTAGTCTATTTATTTCATCTTTAATATAAAAGATGGCCTTTTCTAAATCTTGAATTGTTTTTGCTTCATCTTTAATTCCTGCTCTCCACAAGTACTTAAAGGCATTCCCAATATTAAAATTGCGATGTCTAGTAATCTGAATGCACTCAATTCCAGATGGGTCTGTTGTGTAATGTACAGGATGATTTACCTGATCAACAGTAATGTTAAGACCATTACTCATCTTCGTCCCAGTCAAAACTTTCTGGAATGTTTTTTAATGCAACTATAGTATATGTAATACCAGCAGCAGCAGCCAATGACATTATAAAAATAATCTTCTTTATTTTATTCATCTTTTAGATTTCCTTAATCCAAATTTAGCAAGGTAAACGTAGATAGTCTCAACACTAGTTCCGCACTCCTTTGCAATTTCTTCTGGGGTCTTCTTATCCATAAGATACCGCTTACGCATAAAAACCTCTGAAGTATATAGTTTAGCAGTCATATTGTTATTTGTCAACTTCTGTGTCAATAACCTGATAATCATAAGCGTTAGAGTCTTCAAGCATCCACTTATCGTAACTTTCAACATCCCACTTATTTGTATTAATGAGTCTTTGTATAACTAGATCCTTCTTGGTAACAAATGAAGGCTCCTTTAGTCTTACCCGATTATTTGGCTGAATTGCAAAGTTGCCATCGTCTCTTTGAATAACGTGACCACACTTGTGCTGACCTGGATTTTCTGAATACCCATCATCTAATATGTTTGTCTCTGGGTTGTGCCAATCCAGGGTAAACAAATATGTTCCAGGAACACTAGTTTTAGTTCTATCAATATAAGACATTCTCATATTACTTAGGTTCTCAAACTTTGTTACTGAAACATATGGACTAAAAGAATTCCACAAAACAAGGTTGTGAATTGGTTCTTCTGGAACTCCTGGCTTAGTGCAAAAAGCATTAATTGGCATTCTCCACCAGATACCACCATCCTCCATTAAAAAATGGAACAAGGGGCTTCTACTTTTAATACTTGAAACACCAAAAATAACACATGGAAAATATTTATCATGGCTATCTTCTTGGTCTCTTAAAAAGTTTCCACGAACATAGCATTCAATTGGTGGTATGTTTGCATTTAACTCTGGCATTATTTGTTATCTCCTATCGCTTTCTCCCAGTTTTTTATCGCCCAATGACCTATACCACAGGCATCAGCAACATCGTTATCTGTAATTGTTCTATCATAATTAATATTAATAAAGTTAATTGTTCTTTCTTTACGAAGCATTCTTTCGTGAGCCTTGTAGTATGAATCAGACTTTCCAGGATTTTGAGATCGTATTAGTAGTTGTTCTTCTTTAGATATTTTCCCATTACCCATAAAAATTTGCCAAGTAATTGGAGAAACTCTACCAATCGTTTTAGTTCCAGATTGTCCTGCTGATCCAAGAATTGCACCTTGAACTAATGCAAGGTCAGCAGCAGTCTTGGGGCTATTCATAAACACTGTATGCTCAATAACTATTGCTTCAAAGCCACCATAAATATCAAAAAAGGCTTTTACTTTTTTGCCAGCATCCATAACTTTTTCGTAAATGTTACTTCCTTCAAAATAAATCTTACCAATACTTTCCAACGTTTTTTGTTGGGTATCAAACAAAGCAAAAGCAAGACTATTGGTACTAGCGTCAATAGCGCAAATAGTTTTTGGCATTGTCTCTAGTCCCCACTTATTGTTGCTCATAGTCTATATAACCTTTCAGTTCTTTTAACATTTTTGCAACTGCCTTTTCGCTAACATTGCAGTTAGCACAGAATCCAGAATCATTATAAATAGAAAGATCTTGACCGCACCCTCCAAGACAAAGACGTACTTTGTTTTTTCTTTTTTGTCTTTTTGTGACTGCATATCTTTCTGCAATTTTTTCTTTAGTTGCAAGGTCTCTGCAAACCTTACTGCAGTAAATTTGATAACTCACTGCAGCCTTAAAAGATGAGTGACAGATGCTACATAACTTCACTCAGTTCCTCCAGGGATGCTATCTTTAATACGCCCACCCCTGCTTCTCCGCAAGCCTTTTTAATTGGACAAGTCTTGCAAATTTTTGAATTAGATCTATAGTTTTTTGTAGGAAGAGTTTTATCTTCCCATGCCTTACGAACATCACGCATCCACTGGAAAGCCATATCAATCCAGGCTCTGTAGTGATCGTTTACTTCTACTGGAATAATTAGTAGTTCGTGATTGTTTTTATTTTCATAAACTAAAATACCCTTAGATTTTTTAAGGACTTTCATATAAATAAGCAACTGAACTACGTGGCCCATCTTTGGCTTGTTTGTGCGCTTGCGGTATTCAAATACTTCATTGTTTGTTGTCTTAACTTCAACAACAATCTCATCGCCCTTCCATTGAATAAAGTTATCCACATACCCAAAAATTGGTGGATCATCATGGAATAATTTAAACTCAGAGTTAATTGAAATACCAGAGTTTTTAAACGCTGCCTCAATTCTACTATGAGAAAGAGTACCATTAGTCATGTTTGCTACCGCATAGGCATCTGAGTTATCTTCAAAGACTGCACCCTCAAAAGCAAGATACCAATATCTTGGGCATTCTCCATAACCGTATGCAATTGTAGATGGACCAAAGGTCTTTTTTTGTTTATGCTCAGGATCTCTGCCTACAAGATATCCCTGTTCAATAACTTTAACTAACTCTTTTGCATCTATTTGTTCTGGTGTTTCAACTTCTTTAATCATTATTGTATGTAGTAAATTTTTTGTCATTATATCCCCTTGTTTATATAAGTATAGCAGGTTACGATTATCGTATTAAATACTTTAGTGCTGAAACAAGAGAGTTAATTGATTCTGCTGCAGTATAGTAAATGTTCTTTTTTGCTCTATTACTTTTGTCTACGTTGGCCATCCAAGTAGCCTTTAAAGACATCTTAGCGGCTATAGCCTGGAGTCTAACAATTTCTAGACTTGCAACCTGTATAGGAATATCTGGCTTAATGATTATCTTAGCAATCATTGTCAACGCTACTGTCAACTCTTCATCATCCATATACTCTGCAATTTCTGCTAACCCATTAACCTGCTCAAGTGTTGTCTTTGTTGGTTCCATTATTATTCTCCTCTATTAATTGTTCTAACATATCTAATTCTATTATAGCAAGGCGTACCTTTTGTGTACCCTCGCCAAGCACAATAACTAAAGCAGGATCCATGCTTTTCTTTAATGCATCCGTTGTGGCCTTAGCCCAAACATCTTGGTTTAATGTAAAAGATTTTGAGCATTCTTTAAAATCTATTACAAAATTATTCCAAGAAGCATCACCTTTGGTATTGTTTCTACCACTATTTTTATGTTGCTTGGC